GCAGGTAATGGATTCGCAACGATTCGTTTTCTTCCCGCACCCGCAGGCGAAGATGTACCTTGGGTTCAAGTCTTCAATCATTCATTCCAAGGTCCTGGTGGATGGTACATTGAAAACTCTCTGACTACTATCGGTAAGAAAGATCCAGTTTCAGAACACAATACTGTTCTTTGGAACTCTGGCTCTGACGCAAATAAAGATATTGCACGTAAGCAAAAGCGTAAGTTGCAGTATGTCGCAAACGTTTACATCGTTAAGGATCCTGCAAATCCTGACAATGACGGAACAGTTAAATTGTACAAATTCGGTAAGAAGATTTTCGACAAGTTGAATGACTTGATGAATCCTGAGTTTGAAGATGAAACTCCTGTCAACCCATTCGACCTTTGGGAAGGTGCGAACTTCAAGTTGAAGATTCGTAAAGTTGAAGGTTATCAGAACTATGATAAGTCTGAGTTTGAATCACCAGCACCTTTGTCGCAAGATGAAGATGACTTGGAACGTATTTGGAAACAAGAACACAGCTTGTCTGAATTCTTGAGTGAAAAGAATTTCAAGACTTATGATGAATTGAAAGCACGTTTGAACAAAGTGCTTGGTCTTGAAGATGGTACTGCTGGAGAGAATTTCTATTCTACTAAGCCTAATGTACCAGTTACAGCTTCATCGAAACCTGAAACAACAACTAAAGCAAAGGCTACAGTTGCTGATTCAGTAGATGATGATGACGATATCAGTTATTTCGAGAAACTCGCAGAAGACTGATTGATTTAATCTCCTTTGGTTGTCGTTTGGGGAAGCAGAAATGCTTCCCCTTTTTTATGCTATGATACCTGTTTGAATACCAGCACTTCTCAATAAATCTCCGTGAGGATTTGTTCCTCTAGTGATATTAGTAACGCTAGTTTTCGTTGAGTTATCAATCACATTACCGCTATTAGAAACGACAGTTGCACCACCAGCAGATGTAGATACTGTTCCATTCGGATTAACTACTAGATTAGAACTATTCACAGCAGTATTAGATGCCTTCACAAGATTTGCAGGATTTGTCGCACTTGATGTAAAGTCTCCAACATCAAGCATACCAGACTTATTCAAGTCATATACTGGACGTCCCTGTTCGTCAATCATTATTGCATTGGCATCATAAATTGGACGCTTATAGGTACCACCTTCACCATCAGATTCTACTGTATATCCTGTAATAGGTCTATCAACGTACTTACCTTCTTTCATACTCCAAATTTTATTGGTGTAGTTTCCTTCAGAATCAGTATGATTATTTGGATTTAATTTAGAAACTGCAATCAGTCTTTCAATACGTGCAGACTCTGCAACGTTATCAGCATAGATACCTTTTTCGAGTCCAGGCGCAAGGTCCTTCTTCAAGCTAGGCAGTAAGTTTTTTGCAATTGCATCATATGATGTGCCTTGAAGTTTTCTAGCGGCTTCATCAATCTTTGTTGTTTCTGCGGCATATGCTTCATTGAATTTCTTTTGAATAGCGGCTACAATTTTAGATGCTACTGTGCCTGTATTCATTTTTGAGACTTCGCCAAAACGTTCCAAGTATTGAGATTCGCTTCTCTTACCTTTAGGGTCGCCAGTACCAACAGCAATGAACGTATCAAATTTGTGTACACCGAATGTAACGTAATCAAATGGTGATGTTTTTCCTGTTGCGACCATCATAGCTTTTGTTGCATTAAATGCTACTCTAGCTAATTCGTCTGCGATTCTAATCCAACCAGCCGGAGCATAACTATCATCTTGAGCGTATGTGGTGCCCAATGCATTTGCATTGTTATTACCATTTACATAGATGCTTCGTTCAATCTTAGGATCAGGTTCCCAATCGTCACCACCAAAGATCGAATCAAATATTGCAAAAGCGGCTATAGCAAGAAACACATAAGGTGCGGCAGCGGCAGCCGATGCTAAGAATCCTTCACCGGCAGCCGCCGCAGTTGCGGCTGTAGCAGTTTGACCAGCGGCGACCGCTGTAGCAGTTCCACCTGCCGCATTTGCAGTCATAGCTTGACCCAATGCTAAGTCTGCCATCGTAGCGGCATCATATCCACCTAGCCATGATGGCATTGTAGTGCCCCACCAATTACCTAGTGCGGCGCCAGTTTCAGTTCCCATAAATGCGTTCCAAGCCTTACCACCAGCCCAACTAATACCTTTATTGAGTGCGGCTGAAGCAAGCATATTCATGTATGGATTTTTAATGCCCATAGCTTGTACTGCTTTTTGCGTGAGTGCCATCTGACCGAAGCCAAGTGCCATGTTGCCAAGTTGACCCATGGCAGTACCGCCATTAAAGAATCCTCCACCACCGCCAAATGCACCGCCAGGATTTGTTCCGCTTCCCGAAACACCTCTCTGTAGAAGTTGATTAGTTAATTCTTGTTGACTAATGCTTTCATAGTCACGATATGCTTGTTGTGCGTTATATCTGTCTAACTCTTCTTGAGACTTTTTATTAAACGCAGTCTGATCTTCCCAATTTGGATCGTAAATTGTAAGACCTTTTCCATTACCAGTATTCTGAACGTCTGGTGCATTTCCGTAAGACATGTTTCCATATCCAGATGCACCAGGCGGCAAGTATTGTCCGTAAGGACCCGTTGGATTATATTGTCCGTAACTTGCTCTGTATGCACCACCAGTGTCTAGTCCACCTTCACCAGTACCCATGATACGTCCATACGCATCACGTTCTGTTCCGCCATATACATTTGCGCCTGATAGAACGTATCCACCACGCCCACCATTTAATCGTGGATCAAAAATTCTTGTTGGTCGAGCATTCGGATCACCCATGTATTGATTGAGTGGGTCTGATATAGCCGCACCAAGAGTGTCAGCAATGTACTGTGCGCCTTGCATAGGATTCTGAAATCCAAACTTAGCAAACATTGTCTCAACGCCAGTTGCTTGTCCAGTCGCACCATAAAGCAATTGTTCAAATGCTAACTTTTTCTTTCCTGCGGCATAGTTACCTAGAATCTGTCCAGATAGAATGTTGCTACCATTAGCATCCATGCCACCAAGCCCGCCAAAGATAGCACGACCTGCGGCTCTTGCACCAACTTCAAGATAGCCTTTAGCCATGTTGCTAAAGACAGGCGCAAACATTGGACCATATTGTTTACCTAGAATATCAGTAAACAAACTATTCATTCTTCTATCGAGATTCAGAATTCTACCTAATTGCTGACCTCTATACATTTGTCCCATTGCGGCTGATTGCGAAACGCCAACACCCTTAGGGAACAATGCTTGTTTTAATGCAAGAGTGATTGCTCTTGTTGTAGTAGTTCTAAAGTCTTTGATGAATTTATTATTTGTATCTTGCAGAATCTGTTGTTCTGCTCTCCAAATCATCTTAGTTGCTCTGACAGTTCCGGAGCCTACAGCTTTAGTTGTTCTGTCTTGACCTTTTTGTATTTGTTGTAATTTTTTGTTTGCTTCTTTATCTACAACAGCAACAGGCTTGTCACTTGGTCTATTCAGTAATCTAAGTCCAGTTCCACTCTGTGCATTTCTGCGATCAATATCTTCTTTTAATTCAAAATATCCTGGAGATGTTTCTACATAACCATTCCCACCACCGCCCAATTTCTTAGCGTTTTCGTCTACAGTAGCAGTAGGAACACCAGTAGTTTGTTTTGGCGTTACATCACCTGCTCTATCTGCAACTGGAGGCGTAGTGTCTGGTTTTGATACTTTTGCTAAAGGACCAAATGTAATATATTTTCTAGGGTCTTGTGACTTACCATTTTCACGAATTTCAAAGTGTAAGTGTGGACCAGTAGAGTTACCAGTAGAACCAACGTAACCAATTACGTCACCGGCTTTAACTCTCGTACCTGCGCCAGCAGATGCAAGTAACAAGTGTGCATATACAGATGTGAACCCATCTCCGTGGTCCATCATCAAGAAGTTTCCGGAATTGTCGTTCTTAGAATTTACTGTGACAATACCATCGGCAGTAGCAACAACAGGCGCACCTTGATATATCGCTAAATCGATACCTTGGTGTCTGTATGACTTTTTATATTTTGGTGGTCCTCTTTGTTCATCGTGTTCACTAGTTACAGTATATGATGATCTTAATGGTATTCTCCATTTTATAGCAGTCTTAGATGCGGCAGTTGGTACTGGACCTCCACCTCCACCACCGCCTGTGTTTCCACCACCAGTAGGTGCACCTGTCGCATTACCCATTGGATCATAGCCACCACCTAAATCTTGTCTAGAAGGTCCAGAAGGTTTTTTACCTCCACCTCCACCGCTAGGACCATCACCGAATATATCATAGATTGCAGAGCCGACTTCATAAGCAAGCCATGCCCAACCAACAGGACCCATGATAACTCTAAGTGCGCCACGCAAAACAAAGCCTGCGGCTTTGACAAGAAACTTAGCGATGGGTTTTGCAAAAGCCATTAAGCCTGCGCCAGCGGCAACACCAGTTAACAATGCACTACCAGCAGAACCTAAAAGGCTTGATAGTATGTTACCTAAGAGACCACCACCTTTGTCTGGATCATTTGCGGCTGTACCACCGCCCTTCATATTCTTAATTGCGTTGAGTAAAGCCTCATCACGAATTGACTTTTCTCTTTCTTTCTCTTCTTCAAATTGTGCTTTAGCCGCTTCCATGTCTAGCTGGCCTTTAATCATCTTATTCTGAAGCTGTGTGTTCGCATTTATCATGCGTAACTGACGCACCATCTCAAGGTTAACTACATTAGGCGAAGCGGCACCAGAAGCAGATGCGGCTGGTGATGCGCCACTTCTTGATTGAGCCGCAATTGAACTTGCACGACTTGAAAGAGATTTTCCAAATGCATAGGCACCAGCAATCCCAGGCATTTCAGATAATGCGGCGCCTTTAGCGGCACCAACTAATCCTCTAGCTGTACCTGTAAATGTATCTTTAGCCATCTGCCCTAAGGCAGATGCGTAATTTCCTGCTGTTGCCATATATTAATTATCCACGGTCGATTACTGAATCTGGATCATCTGCGGCAAACTTGGCTGCCTTTGCGCCCATTGGTCTTGATGGTGCACCCATGCCCATTGAAGGCGATGACATTCCCATTGATGGCGCTGGACTGCCGTAGTTTGACATACCACCATAGCTTGGGCTTGGTGCCCCGAAGCCACCAGACATTGACGATCCCATTGACGAAGGTGCGCCATATGTTGTTGTGACGCTTTGTCCCACGGGTTGCAAGCCACCATTATTCGCTCCATTTAGTTTTTCTTGGGTACGTCCGTAAGCCGCTACTCCGATGATTGCACCCATTGCTAGGTGAAACAGTCCAGCACCTTGTAACGTGATAGGTTGCCAAGGTGTAATTGGTTGTTTAAAAGAGGCTTGTAGTATAGACCACAATATAGGAAAAAGGATGAAGTCTGTGATACACGTGACCATGTAAATCCAACCCATCATCGGGCGCCATTTACTATTCATCCAATCTTCTTTTTTCTTCTCGCTTGCACTCATCTTTTCATATTCTTCGGACGTTGCCATTTTATCTTCCTCTTCTTGCGTTATTTTGTTGTTGTATCTTATCATTCTCTTCTTCAATATGCTGAGCCAATAACATTACATACAAATCACGTTCAAAGGGGATCATGTTTTCCAGCGAATCTATATCGTATTTATGATGTTGCATCAGGGCAAAGTTAGTCTTGTAATAATTTGCAAGACTGTCATTACCCATTAGAATGCGAAAAAACTTTGCATACCCTCCAAAGTAACTTCATCTTCACATCCGCAACCAGCGCATTTCCATGCGATTTTGTTCTTTACTTTAGGCATTGTTTCAAAGAATCTTGTCACTTTGATGAATTGTTCTTGCGACAAACCTTCTAAGAATTCAACCAATTCTTCTTTAGATGAGTCTTCTTTTTTGTAGATGTTATCATTGTCGAAGATATAATCGATAGCAGAAATAATGCTTTCAATAGCACCATCAACTTGATTATTGACTGTGTTAGTGTCGATATCATCTAATGCATTTACAGTAGGATACTTCAACTTAATGCCAACACCAGTCTCTTCATCTAAGATGATTTTGTCTGTGTGTTCAATTGCTTTTTCGACTTCAATTTCAAGTAAGTTTACTTGCTTTGTCGTGATGTGTTCGCATTGCTCATTCTTTGAGTTAAATCCTGTTGGATGACGCATTCTCAAGTCTACTGTTTCACCAATAGATTTTGCTCTCAATCGAATAAAGAAATATTCAATGTCAAAAGTTGGCAACTTATCAACGTCAATGTCATCAATGACGCAGTTATTAATGATCTGTTTGACTGCCATGAGAGTAGATTTGTTACTCTCTGATTCTGCGGCAAGCAAAAGAATCTTTTGTTCCTTCACTAAGAACGGACGATATTTTACAGATTGTCCAGTTGATGGTAAAGTCAATTCAAAAATAGGATTGTTTATTTTAGGTAAAGCCATGATTTCTCCAAGTCGTTAAGTTAATAATTTAAAAATTATTCAGCCGATGCAGGTCTGCTAAATGTATGATATCTATATGCAAGCGTTACACCAAAACGTTGATATGAGTTTACTTCTTCCCATGTTGCATTCATTGGTGTCAATGCAACTGGATATACGTCCATGAGTTCGTATACTAATAATGCTTTTCCTTGTGAGTTCAATTGTGTGACAACAAGACTAATTCCTTTTGCATAATTGTCATAGAAACCAACAAGACCTGGCTCGTATGTAACTGTGGCTGTGTCATATCCAGCTGGATTTACAATTTGATCTATCCAATTTTCAAAGAATATTCTTTCTTTCATATCCTCAGAGCAAATGATAGACAGTTGAATGTCTGTGTATGTTACATCATATGGAAGTTTTAATGCAGTACCTCCACCTCCAGCATCATCTGCTGTAGCAAGTGTTCGTCCAGGAAATTCAGCCTTTTCACATCTAAATTTAAATGTTTCATCAATATCAGCACCAAGTTTATCTTTATATCCAGACAACTCTGCTATAAAATAATTTGGACGTGCAAGACTACCAACTTGCGATTTAAACTTAGAAATGCTGAAAAGTTCGCTATCTCTTGTGCCAGTAACTGTAACTGTACCTAAAGTTGTTGCCATTTTATGTTCTTCCTATTTTCTTTCGTGAGTCTGCCCAAACAGTTTTCGTATCCGCTTTTCTGAAAGATTCTGTTGGTAAAAACAAAGCAATATCCCACTCATTCACGTGTATCTCTAAAAACTGAGAACGAACGTGCGATCTTAAATATTTCTTTAGCGTTGGCTTAAAGTATCTGTACTTAGCCGCACTTTGAAGAATGCTGTATGAAATTTTCATTCTTGTAGTATCATCATACTTCTTATTTGTCAAAGTGCTATACAATGCGTCCATCAATCTTGCTCTTAATGGTGGAGGCAAATAATGAAAGTTGATTCCCATGAATCCATCGTTTTCAAATTTAACAGGAAAGATTAATGGAAATGTATCGTAATACGGTAATTCTTTTTTC